CGTATCAAGAACCTGTTAGTAACTATCTTAGTTTACATATGACTACTAATGCTAGTCCAGGATTTAATTGGTGGAACAAATGGTTAACAGCAACAGAAAAATTAGATCGTAAAAGTATAACAGCAAGTTATCATGCAGAATTTTCTAATGAAAAAGAATTTGCAGGCAAACTTAACTTTTTACAAGAGCATGGAGTATTAGTTACAATTAATCAAGTTATGGTTCCAGATAGATTTGATGAATATTATGGAAGAGCTCAACGTTTTAAAGACCAAGGATTACATGTTACATTAAAACCACAAAGTAATGATACAGCAAGTGCAGTAGTTGAGGGATATAGTGCTGAACAATGGGAAATATTGCAAAATGAAATAGAACAAGAAACAAATCAACTATTATTATATGATAAAGCAGGAACAGAATATAATTTAGACCAAGCAGAAAGACTTAATGCTTACCAGTTTAATAAATTCAAAGGGTGGATGTGTAATGCAGGATATCAAAGTTGTATTATTCGTGAACCAGGTGGCGAAATCAAACGTGCTTATAGCTGTCATGATGAACCACTAGGTACTATTGAAACAGGGTTTACTTTATTTAAAGAACGTAAAGTTTGTATTACACCAACTTGTGTAAGTAGTGCAGATAGTAAAATACCAAAAGAGCTAGTTTATGAAAATTAATATTGATGATATAGCTTATTGGGTAGATGCAATTAGAGATGCAAACGATTATAAACGATTGTTAGAAAGTTTCTGGCATGGTCAGCTTGAGAGTAAGAAGTGGTTATGTGAAGAACTTCCTAAAGTTACTCATGCTGAAGCTAGTAGAATAATTATCTTTGGAGGCTGGCACGGAATTTTGGCTACAATGCTTTTTAATAGCGAACTTGGTGTACGACATATTAGATCTGTTGATATTGACCCTACGTGTAAGGACATAGCATTAAGTATGAATAAAAAGTATGAAATAGATGGAAAATTTGATGCAGTTACAGAAGATATGTGTAATTATGAATATACAGAAGAACCGCAAATTGTTATTAATACAAGTTGTGAACATATTTCACAAGAACAGTATAATACTTGGTTAAACAAAGTTCCAAACGATACATGGGTAGTTGCACAAAGTAATAATTTTTCATCTCATCCTGAGCATATTAATTGTTCAGAGAGCTTATTAGATTTTAAATGGAAAGCAAATATTAGTAAAGAGTTTTATTCGGGTACATTAGAGTTACCTAAGTATGATAGATATATGATTATAGGTCGTAAATAATGTTAAAACTTTTTAATAGTATACCAAAGTCTATTAGAGCTGGAAGTTTCCTTCCAACTGCTGGAAACAATGATGTCAATAATAATTTTACTAGCTTTGGCACAGATTCTAATGAGCTATATCAAACAAATCTTAAAGCAAAATCTAAAGATTGGGAATATAGACATAAGTCAGTTAAGTATACTCTTAATAAGCATAGTTACCGAACAGAACAATTTGCAGATATTAACTGGGCAAACTCAGTAGTTATATTTGGATGTAGTGCAGTATTTGGCGTTGGAGTTGACGACGCTGATACTATTAGTAGTCAACTATCTACTTTAATGAATTGCCCTGTAATTAATATGGGAGTTGGCGGTAGTTCTATTACATACGCATTACATAACTCTATAATTTTAAGTGCTAATTACCCAACACCAAAAGCAGTAGTTCATCTTTGGACAGGTTATGATCGTACAGTATATTATGATCGTAAAGATGTTACTTTTTATGGTCCTTGGAATATAACTCCGCATAATTATATAGGGCATTGGACAAAATCTAAAGAACATGGGGAAACGCATGCCTTAATTGCTAGTTTAACTAGTAAACAATTATGGAAAGATACTGAATATTATGAAGCAAGTTACTTCCAAGAAACTGCTAAAGTTATGCGATGTGATGATTTAGGCAGTCCTCTTCCAAAGGTATCAGATAAAGCAAGAGATGATATTCATCCTGGTAGTCAAACTATACGTCTTGTTGCAGAAAGAATAGCTGAGAATTTAAATGTATAACATAGATGAAATTAAATCAATACACTTTGAAGTAACAAGCAAGTGTCAAGCCCGTTGCCCAATGTGTCCTAGAAGAATTCAAGGCGGTCCGTTAAGAGACGGTGTAGATTTAGAAGAGATTACATTAACAAATTTTATGAAGTGGTTTGATGTTGACTTTATTAAACAATTAAATCATTTTAGTATGTGTGGTAACTTAGGTGATCCAATGATAGCCGAAGATACTTTAGAAATTTTTAACTATTTGTATGAACATAATCCACACATGGGATTGCAAATGCATACTAATGGTAGTGGTAGAAGTATAGAATGGTGGCAAGCTCTCGCAAAAATAAACGTAACAGTTATATTTGGCATTGATGGATTAAAGGATACACATTCTTTATATAGAATTAACACAAACTGGGATAAAATTATTGCTAATGCAAAAGAGTTTATTAGTGCAGGTGGCAATGCTCGTTGGGATATGTTAGTTTTTAAACATAATGAACATCAAGTTGATGCTTGTAAGCAGTTAAGCAAAGAGCTAGGATTTACAGAATTTACTATGAAACATTCTGCAAGATTTAGAGATGGTAAATTAGATGTAATTGATGATGACTATAATGTTATTAATACTCTTTATCCTACAAAGCATAGTAAAGATATAACTGCAAAAGTAAAAATTGCTGAAAAACAATCACTACCAACTATTACTTGTAAAGCAAAAGAAGATAGTATGTTATATATAAGTGCTACTGGAAATGTTGCACCTTGTTGTTGGTTAGATTTAGAATGGGCACCTAAGGAAGCAGATGGACGTATAGAGTATATGGGAAAGATTAAAAGATTTCCTAATTTACACGATGGAAGTTTACGTGAAATATTTGATAGTGGATTTTTTAGGGATATTAGCGGATGTTGGACAACAACGGGATTAAAAGAATGTTCAAAACAATGCGGTAGTTTTGATAAACTTAATAGTCAATTTGTGGAGAAGATAGAACATGAGTAACGGACTTAAAATTACATTTTCTAATGGAGAAGAAACATTAAGTTTATTCTATAAAATTTATAGTCATACTCCTGCTATTAAATGGTTTAATATGGTTAAAGATGCAATAGCAAGAAAGTCTAGTTTAATTAGTGATACTAGTTTTGTTGTTACAGACCAAGATAAAAACAATTTAATAGTGGATATTAATATTTTAATAAACAAAATAAATGCAAAATATAATTTAACAGTAAAACATATAGCTAATGATAGTGATTTAAATAAACTACATCAAGATGTAGCAGATATAAATGGTGAGTTATGGGATTCCATTAATGATGCAATTCATAGGTATGAACAATTTAAAGTACAACACACAGACAATCCTAGACTAAATGCGTATTTTCAATTTGATGAAAATGTTTTTATTCCGTTAGAAGAATCTGATTATCTCTTTTTTAAAGCAGATAGAGACTTTGGTGATTTATGTATGAATTATACATATAAGGGTAAGCATTGGTTAGAAGTAGCATCAGATAATGATATTGAAGCTATTACAGATGGACAGTTACAACCAGAAGATAGAATTAAAGCACAAGGATATATGCTTTTTCGACCTTCGCACTCTGAACCATATTTTAAATTAAATCATTTTATAAACTGGTATGCAAAAAATGTAGATTCTAATATATCATCTAAATTAGGTATAGGATACCTTTTAGTAGGAAAACTTATTATGCCAGAAATATGGGAAAATAGGATAGATTGGACTTTAATGTTGTCTAATTATAAAATTCTAAAAGACGTAGAGTTAATAGATATTACTGATGATATGATTCCTAATATATTAGAGAGATCAAAAATGATTGGCAGGCATATTAGATATGAGTAAAACATTTTGTCCTTTACCTTGGATACATTTAGCAACAAGACCTAATGGTGATGTTAGAGTTTGTTGTACTGCTAACGCCAGTGGTGCAGGTGTAGAAGATCAAAAAGAAGTAGGGCTAGTTAAACAAGATGGTATTAATATGAATTTACGTGATCATACTATCGAAGAAGTATTTAACAGTTACCAAATGCGTAAAACAAGATTACAAATGATAGCAGGAGAAATACCAAGTAGTTGTGTTAAATGTTTTAAAGAAGAGGCTAATGGTATTACAAGTAAACGTCAATGGGAAACTAAAGAGTGGGCACAAAGATTAGATTTAAAACAAATAGTTAAAGATACTAAACCAGACGGTACTGTTCCAGTTAATATTCCTTATTTTGATTTGCGATTAGGAAATTTATGTCAACTTAAATGTATTATGTGTAGCCCACATGATAGTTCAAGCTGGATTAAAGAGTGGAAGTTACAGTTTCCACAGTATAAGAATACAGACTTAATTAAAGATCAAGGGTGGGATGATAACTTTGATTATACTTGGTATCAAAAAGGTTCGTTTATTGAATCTATGAAAACTCAAGCAAAGTATATTAAAGAACTTTATTTCGCTGGCGGTGAACCATTATTGATTCCTGAACACTATAATATACTAGAGTTTATGGTCGAAGAAGGCCTTGCAAAAAATTGTGCTTTACGATATAACTCAAACGGACTTGAATTGCCTGATAAATTATTTACACTTTGGAACCATTTTAAAGAAGTACGATTTAATTTTAGTATTGATGCTTATGATAAACGTAATGACTATATACGTTATCCTAGTAAGTGGAAAGATGTAGAATCAAATTTAAAAAGATTAGATCTTAATACAAATAATAATACAGTAATTAATATTGCTTGTGCAGTACAATTATTAAATATTCCTTATATTGACGAACTTGCTGAATGGAAGATGGATCAAGGATTTAATAAAGTTAATCCAGCACCGTTTGGTGGCGGCGTTATAGGAACACATTTAGTTTATCTTCCAAGTTACCTAAATGTAAAAGTTTTACCAAAACCAGCAAAAGAATGGGTTAAAACTAAATTAGAAAATTTTATAGATAAGCAAAAGTTTAATTTAGACTTTAATAACAATCCATTTGGAAGGAACAGATGGCATGGACTTATTAAATATATGATGGAAGACGACTGGAGCCATAAGCTACCTTCACTTCGCGAATATTTAGACGTATCCGACAAAAGAAGAGGAACAAATTATAAGGAAACATTTAAAGAAATTGGAGAATTTATAGATGGATAAAAATAGAACACGAGGTTCATGCATTGCACGGGCTCACTTATATAGTAGTTTATGTAATTTAGGTCAAACAGCAAAACTAAAATTTAACATAAACGGATATGAGGTAATTCATCAACTTAAACAATTTGAAAATAACTGGTGTCCTTATAATGCTGTTAAAGATACTGTAAACAATAGATGGGGATTACCTATTACAAGCCATTCTGGTGACGTAATGGACAATTATCATTTAAACAGCTTTGGATATATGCAAGAATATAACAATGCTGATATGAAAGAAGAAAATTTCACAACGCCGACTGATGTTTATCACGCTATACCTGATTTAAAAAAAGTAGTAGATGAATTTGCTCCGGACATTGGTAGAGTACATTTACTAAGAGTTGATAAAGGTGGATTTTTCCCACCTCATAGAGATTTCCCAGGCCTTGGACCAGAATATTTTAGATTGTTATGTGTATTCGGTAATTGTAAACCGGAAAACTTTGTTCATATGCTAGATGGTAAACCTTTTTATCCAGATCCGGGCTTTTTATATTTTATAAACTTCCAATTAGACCATAGTGTGTTTAGTTTTAGTGATGGGTTATATGCATTAATACTAACTGTTAAGTTAAATGAAAGAACACATGATATTATTATTAAGAATACAATGAATTAATGAAACTAACTTACGCTACACCTGAAAAAGAAAATTGGTTCCTTGTTAGTTGGACATTATCTAACAAGTGTAATTATAAGTGTGACTATTGTCCAGAACATCTTCATAGTGGTACTACGGGACAGCCTCGTTGGGAAACTGTTAAAAGATTTGTTGAAGGTTT